ATGGCACTGAATATTCCATTCAGAAATGCGTACTATCGTTTTGCATCCAGTTACTCATTTCTCTTTTTTATTTCCTGGTCGCTGTGGTGGTCGTTATACGCTATTTGGCTGAAAGGACATCTAGGGTTGACAGGGACGGAATTAGGTACACTTTATTCGGTCAACCAGTTTACCAGCATTCTATTTATGATGTTCTACGGCATCGTTCAGGATAAACTCGGTCTGAAGAAACCGCTCATCTGGTGTATGAGTTTCATCCTGGTCTTGACCGGACCGTTTATGATTTACGTTTATGAACCGTTACTGCAAAGCAATTTTTCTGTAGGTCTAATTCTGGGGGCGCTATTTTTTGGCTTGGGGTATCTGGCGGGATGCGGTTTGCTTGATAGCTTCACCGAAAAAATGGCGCGAAATTTTCATTTCGAATATGGAACAGCGCGCGCCTGGGGATCTTTTGGCTATGCTATTGGCGCGTTCTTTGCCGGCATATTTTTTAGTATCAGTCCCCATATCAACTTCTGGTTGGTCTCGCTATTTGGCGCTGTATTTATGATGATCAACATGCGTTTTAAAGATAAGGATCACCAGTGCGTAGCGGCAGATGCGGGAGGGGTAAAAAAAGAGGATTTTATCGCAGTTTTCAAGGATCGAAACTTCTGGGTTTTCGTCATATTTATTGTGGGGACGTGGTCTTTCTATAACATTTTTGATCAACAACTTTTTCCTGTCTTTTATGCAGGTTTATTCGAATCACACGATGTAGGAACGCGCCTGTATGGTTATCTCAACTCATTCCAGGTGGTACTCGAAGCGCTGTGCATGGCGATTATTCCTTTCTTTGTGAATCGGGTAGGGCCAAAAAATGCATTACTTATCGGAGTTGTGATTATGGCGTTGCGTATCCTTTCCTGCGCGCTGTTCGTTAACCCCTGGATTATTTCATTAGTGAAGTTGTTACATGCCATTGAGGTTCCACTTTGTGTCATATCCGTCTTCAAATACAGCGTGGCAAACTTTGATAAGCGCCTGTCGTCGACGATCTTTCTGATTGGTTTTCAAATTGCCAGTTCGCTTGGGATTGTGCTGCTTTCAACGCCGACTGGGATACTCTTTGACCACGCAGGCTACCAGACAGTTTTCTTCGCAATTTCGGGTATTGTCTGCCTGATGTTGCTATTTGGCATTTTCTTCTTGAGTAAAAAACGCGAGCAAATAGTTATGGAAACGCCTGTACCTTCAGCAATATAGACGTAAACTTTTTCCGGTTGTTGTCGATAGCTCTATATCCCTCAACCGGAAAATAATAATAGTAAAATGCTTAGCCCTGCTAATAATCGCCTAATCCAAACGCCTCATTCATGTTCTGGTACAGTCGCTCAAATGTACTTCAGATGCGCGGTTCGCTGATTTCCAGGACATTGTCGTCATTCAGTGACCTGTCCCGTGTATCACGGTCCTGCGAATTCATCAAGGAATGCATTGCGGAGTGAAGTATCGAGTCACGCCATATTTCGCTATCAGGATTCTGTGTGATGGTTACATCGCCCGGCCCAGGGCTGTTTAGTCATCAGCGCTTTCTGACAGTGCTGAGATTTCAACCTGTTGCAGTAAAAATGAGTAGATATAAGGCAAGTGTGCTGCCAAACCCATCTTTTACGGGGTGAAGGTAGATTTCGTTTGAAGGGTATCTGGTGTCCCCTGCAGACATCTACTTGAAGCAGCAGGGGATTGATTGGAATGGTGTTTTTTAGATGTGAGAAATATTTTACCCGCTATTTTACCCATTGGCGCGGCTTAAGAGCTTATTTTTGAATTCACAATGGTCACGATATAACCATCTTGCTCGACCGTGGATAACTTTGGCTTTTGGCAGGTCGCCGGACTTAATCCGGTCGTAGATGAAGGTTTTACCAAAGCCAGTATCAGCCATGATGAATTTCAAATCAACCAGGGAATCAGGCTGTAGTTCGTGTTGCATGAGTGCTATCTCCGAATAGGGAATCGAACCTGCAAATCAGGTAATAAAAAACCGCCATCAGGCGGATTGGTGTTCTTTCAGTTCTTCAATTCGAATATTGGTTACGTCTGCATGCGCTATCTGCGCCCATATCATCCAGTGGTTATAGCAGTCGTTGATGTTCTCTGCTTCGATAACCCTGTTGAATGGCTCTCCATTCCATTCACCTGTGACTCGGAAGTGCATTTATCATCTCCATAAAACAAAACTCGCCGTAGCGAGTTCAGATATAATATCCACCAAAGGCAGTAGTTGCTTGATGCTAAGAATTATTCAATATCTATTCCTGTAATATCTTTTATCTTTTTCCTTGCAAAGCCTTTTGCTAGTGATTTTGAAACACTCATAAGTGTACTAATTCCCTCATCCTTAAAGTTTGTTTTTATAGCTTGCCAGACATCCTTTTGACGTAAGTCAGCAATAAAATCATGCCCTCTTGCTGTCAACCTCAGTGGTACTTCGATCCAACTATATCCAACACCTTCCCCTAACGCTTTGGACATTATATGACCGAACCCAGGTTTTCCATCAACCCTGACTATTAATTCGTAGTCACATAATAATCGCATATGGAAAATAAAATCTTGGTCATATCTATTAAAGCCATTATCCTCTAGTTCACTAAGCATCGTGTCAGGGCCACGAGTTTTTTCGAATGCGATAAGTAGATCTTTTAGATATTGCTGGTCTAATTTCATTGCCGCCTCCGTGACATGTCACAGAGATTTATATCATTAATTTTGTTTCGTGCCAGCGTTTGGTCACCCAGCATTGTGAGTCACCATTACACGGGCATGAATTAACAGGAACTCTCTCGCCGCACTTACCTCAACGTTTTCTGCTGATCGATTTTATACGCCAGCGCACACGTGCATCATCCTGGCGGCTCAGTAACGCGATGTACTCACCAAACTCGCAAGGCGCACGCCTGAAGCGACGCGTGGCACAGTTACGCTCCAGCATTTCAATTTCCTGAGCATCAAGTACAAGCTCCAGCTTACGCATACCGGATGATGCTTGCTTGGCTCTCTGATCGGCTTTGTGCTCTGTTGCTGATTTAGCCATTCTGCTTTTCCTGCATCAGGAGAAAGACAATCATGGCGGCGCGGATACTTCCGGTATCTTTTTACGCGATATTCCCCTTCAATGGCACATACAAGAAGAGAGCCATCAACAGGAGTGATTGAGGAATCGACAACCAGCAACGCTTAATTATCTATAGTGTCGTATTTGCTTCATAAAATATGGCGAATAACACAAAGCCCGCAGCAGCTCATTGTGCGGGCTTTTCTTATACCTACTTCCTAGAGATAATTCTATGGAGGCATTAAATCAATACTGTCATTGGTAATATCATATTATCTAAAAGTCTTTCCACTTTTAACATCTAGGTATATTCTGTTCGACAACGTCATTCCTCCGCAATATGTGAAATAGATGTTTTCACCCTTATTGCTTGATGCCATCCACCCTCCGATTTCCTTAAAATCGCTTTCCGTGCAGACCCCTTCATTTATTAACTTCCTAGCTGCCGAAGAAAACTCTTTTTTGTATATACGGTAGTCATCAGATCCTTTGATTAAAGTATCATCTCCGCTCGCATTTTCAGCAGGATCTGATGGCCTTTCACTGCTAAGATCACTAAGTTTAACCCATTCTGAAAACTTTCCATTAACGATTCCATTTTTTCTTGTGCAGGATTTATTACCTTCTTTAATATATTCGCTTTCCCCTCCAACACATGAGGCTGAATATGGCTCAGTTATACGAACCCATTCACCTTTTTTTTCTAGAAAATCTACGCCTTCCCTGAAAAATAGTTTCCCAGCCACTCCACATTTACTTGAAGGGCAGGTATGTCTTTCCGTTCGATCAACAACAACCCATAGTTTTGATTCATTTTTTGCCATTGCCGATGGTATTTGAGATGAGACAATTAACGTAAGCCCTAAAATTAGTATTGATTTTTTCATTGTAATTTCCTTTTACTTTTTACAAAGCGTTTAATCATGGCTGATTATCTCTAAGCGTAGTAACAGCCTTGTGCGAAACATGTTACCAAATCGCCATTTCAGTGTATCCGCAGTTAGGCTGCCACTTCAAGGATTCCTAATTACATGGTACGTAAGCGTAAAATCCCGTTGGTTGGCGGGTAATAACTCTGATCAAATCTCCCTTGTCTTTTGCTCTTACGTATGCAGCTCTTGTGTATTCAACCCAGGCCTCCAGTTCAGCAATACGCTTACTTCCATCCGAGATAACACCTTCTACTCACGCTGCTCGTTGAGTTTTGATTTTTGCTGTCTCCAGCTCAACACGCAGTTTCCCCACCGTTAGCGCAATATCCTCGTTATCCTGGTCGCGGCGTTTGATGTATTGCTGGTTTCTTTCCCGTTCATCCAGCAGTGTCAGCACAATCGATGGTGTTACCAGCTCATGGAAAAGGTCCGCGTCAAATCCCCAGTTGTCATGCATTGCCTGCTCTGCCGCTTCACGCAGTGCCTGAGAGTGAATTACGCTCACTTCGAACCTCTCTGTTTACTGATAAGCTCCAGATATTCCTGGCAACTTGCACAAGTCCGACAACCCTGAACGGCCAGACGTCTTAGTTCATCTATCGGATCGCCACACTCACAACAATGAGTGGCAGATATAGCCTGGTGGTTCAGGCGGTGCATTTTTATTGCTGTGTTGCGCTGTAATTCTTCAATTTCTGATGCTGAATCAATGATGTCTGCCATCTTCCATTAATCCCTAAATTGTTGGTTAATACGCTTGAGGGTGAATGTGAACAATAAAAAAGGAGCCTGTAGCTCCCTGATGATTTTGCTTTTCATGTTCACCGTTCCTTAAAGACGCCGTTTAACATGCCGATCGCTAGGCTTAAATGAGTCGGTGTGAATCCCATCAGCGTTACCGTTTCGCGGTGCTTCTTTAGTACGCTACGGCAAATGTCATCGACGTTTTTATCCGGAAACTGCTGTCTGGCTTTTTTGATTTCAGAATTAGCCTGACAGGCAATGCTGCGAAGGGCGTTTTCTTGCTGAGGTGTCACTGAACAAGCCCCATGTCGGCAAGCATAAGCACACAGAATATAAAGCCCGCTGCCAGAAAAATGCATTCAGTGGTTGTCATACCTGGTCTCTCTCATCTGCTTCTGCTTTCGCCACCATCATTTCCAGCTTTTGTGAAAGGGATGTGGCTAACGTATGAAATTCTTCGTCTGTTTCTACTGGTATTGGCACAAACCTGACTCCAATTTGAGCAAGGCTATGTGCCATCTCAATACTCGTTCTTAACTCAACAGGAGATGCTTTGTGCATACCGCCTCCCGTTTATTATTTATCTTCTCAGCCAGCCGCTGTGCTTTCAGTGGATTTCTGATAACAGAAAGGCCGGGAAATACCCAGCCTCGCTTTGTAACGGAGTAGACGAAAGTGATCGCGCCTACCCGGATATTATCGTGAGGATGCTTCATCACCATTGCTCCCCAAATACAAAACCAATTTCAGCCAGTGCCTCGTCCATTTTTTCGATGAACTCCGGCACCATCTCGTCAAAACTCGCCATGTAATTTTCATCCCGCTCAACCACGACATAATGCAGGCCTTCACGCTTCATTCGTGGGTCATAGTTGGCAAAGTACCAGGCATCTTTTCGCGTCACCCACATGCTGTACTGCACCTGGGCCATGTAAGCCGACTTTATGGCCTCGAAACCACCGAGCCGGAATTTCATGAAATTCCGGGAGGTAAACGGGCATTTCAGTTCAAGGCCGTTGCCGTCACTGCATAAACCATCGGGAGAGCAGGCGGTGCGCATACTTTCGTCGCGATAGATGATCGGGGATTCAGTAACATTCACGCCGGAAGTGAACTCAAAGAGGGCTCTGGCGTCGTTCTCGTACTGTTTTCCCCAGGCCAGCGCCTTAGCGTTAACTTCCGGAGCCACACCGGTGCAAACCTCGGCAAGCAGGGTGTGGAAGTAGGACATTTTCATGTCAGGCCATTTCTTTCCGGAGCGGGGTTTTGCTATCACATTGTGAACTTCTGAAGCGGTGATGACGCCGAGCCGTAATTTGTGCCACGCATCATCCCCCTGTTCGACAGCTCTCACGTCGATCCCGGTACGCTGCAGGATAATGTCCGGTGTCATGCAGCCACCTTCTGTTCAGAGGCTTTCTGTTTCAGGAATCCAAGAGCTTTCACTGCTTCGGCCTGTGTCAGTTCTGACGATGCGCGAATGTCGCGGCGAAATATCTGGGAACAGAGCGGCAATAAGTCGTCATCCCATGTTTTGTCCAGGGCAATCAGCAGAGTGTTAATCTCCTGCATGGTTTCATCGTTAACCGGAGTGATGTCGCGTTCCGGCTGACGTTCTGCAGTGTATGCGGTATTTTCGACAATGCGCTCGGCTTCATCCTTGTCATAGATACCCGCAAATCCGAAGGCCAGACGGGCACACTGAATCATGGCTTTATGCCGTAACATCCGTTTGGGATGCGACTGCCACGGCCCCGTAATTTCTCTGCCTTCGCGGGTTTTGAATGGTTCGCGGCGGCATTCATCCATCCACTCGGTAACGCAGATCGGATGATTACGGTCCTTGCGGTAAATCCGGCATGTACAGGATTCATTGTCCTGCTCAAAGTCCATGCCATCAAACTGCTGGTTTTCATTGATGATGCGGGACCAGCCATCAACGCCCACCACCGGAACGATGCCATTCTGCTTATCAGGAAAGGCGTAAATTTCTTTCGTCCACGGATTAAGGCCGTACTGGTTGGCAACGATCAGTAATGCGATGAACTGCGCATCGCTGGCATCACCTTTAAATGCCGTCTGGCGAAGAGTGGTGATCAGTTCCTGTGGGTCGACAGAATCCATGCCGACACGTTCAGCCAGCCTCCCTGCCAGCGTTGCGAGTGCTGTACTCATCCGTTTTATACCTCTGAATCAATATCAACCTGGTGGTGAGCAATGGTTTCAACCATGTACCGGATGTGTTCTGCCATGCGCTCCTGAAACTCAACATCGTCATCAAACGCACGGGTAATGGCTTTTTTGCTGGCCCCGTGGCGTTGTAAATGATCGATGCAGAGTGATTCAAACAGGTGCTGGGGCAGACCTTTTTCCATGTCGTCTGCCAGTTCTGCCTCTTTCTCTTCACGGGCGATCTGCTGGTAGTGACGCGCCCAGCTCTGAGCCTCAAGACGATCCTGAATGTAATAAGCGTTCATGGCTGAACTCCTGAAAATGGCTGTGAAAATATCGCCCGCGAAATGCCAGGCTGATTAGGAAAACAGGAAAGGGGGTTAGTGAATGCTTTTGCTTGATCTCAGTTTCAGTATTAATATCCATTTTTTATAAGCGTCGACGGCCTCACGAAACATCTTTTCATCGCGAATAAAAGTGGCGATAGTGAATTTAGTCTGGATAGCCATAATTGTTTGATCCATTTTTTGGGACTCCTGGCTGATTAAGTATGTCGATAAGGCGTTTCCATCCGTCACGTAATTTACGGGTGATTCGTTCAAGTAAAGATTCGGAAGGGCAGCCAGCAACAGGCCACCCTGCAATGGCATATTGCATGGTGTGCTCCTTATTTATACATAACGAAAAACGCCTCGAGTGAAGCGTTATTAGTATGCGGTAACGCAGCGCTCAGGCGGCTTTGATAGTCATATCATCTGAATCAAATATTCCTGATGTATCGATATCGGTAATTCTTATTCCTTCGCTACCATCCATTGGAGGCCATCCTTCCTGACCATTTCCATCATTCCAGTCGAACTCACACACAACACCATATGCATTTAAGTCGCTTGAAATTGCTATAAGCAGAGCATGTTGCGCCAGCATGATTAATACAGCATTTAATACAGAGCCGTGTTTATTGAGTCGGTATTCAGAGTCTGACCAGAAATTATTAATCTGGTGAAGTTTTTCCTCTGTCATTACGTCATGGTCGATTTCAATTTCTATTGATGCTTTCCAGTCGTAATCAATGATGTATTTTTTGATGATTGACATCTGTTCATATCCTCACAGATAAAAAATCGCCCTCACATTAGAGGGCAAAAAAGATTTCCAATAATCAGAACAAGTCGGCTCCTGTTTAATTATGAGCGACATTGCTCCGTGTATTCACTCGTTGGAATGAATGCACAGTGCAGTGTTTATTCTGTTGTTTATGCCAAAAATAAAGGCCACTATCAGGCAGCTTTGTTGTTCTGTTTACCAAGTTCTCTGGCAATCATTGCCGTCGTTCGTATTGCCCATTTATCGACATATTTCCCATCTTCCATTACAGGAAACATTTCTTCAGGCTTAACCATGCATTCCGATTGCAGCTTGCATCCATTGCATCGCTTGAATTGTCCACACCATTGATTTGTATCAATAGTCGTAGTCATACGGATAGTCCTGGTATTGTTCCATCACATCCTGAGGATGCTCTTCGAACTCTTCAAATTCTTCTTCCATATATCACCTTAAATAGTGGATTGCGGTAGTAAAGATTGTGCCTGTCTTTTAACCACATCAGGCTCGGTGGTTCTCATGTACCCCTACAGCGAGAAATCGGATAAACTCTATTCACCCCTACAGAGAGCAAAAGAGAAACGCCGATGAACAACTCATGGTGGCAGGAACTAATGCATTTTTTCCTGCAAGGAATGACACTTAAACAGTTGATTCATATGCTAATCATCCTGATCATATTGATTATTGTTATGCCGGTAAGCGTAAAAGAATGGATAAACCTGCATAATCCAGAAATCCTTCCTCATTACTGGATGTATTACATCCTGTTGTTTTGCGTTAGCTATGTGCTTAACGGCGTTGTTAATTCCGCTTATCACGCTGTGACTGAAAGAATTGAGGTATCCGCTGCTCAGAAGCGCAAATCTAAAGAAGAAAAATATGTGCAAGATTTGTTTGATTCATTAACTCTTGGAGAAAGAGCGTATTTGGCATTCGCTGTAGCCGCTAATAACCAGCTACAAACGGAAAAGGGAGCTCATGAATCAATTTCATTGCTCAAAAAAGGACTCCTCGTTCGAAGGCCTCCTGCTGTTGGATATCCTGATACTGACCGTTTCGTTATCCCTGAAAGCTATAGACATGAGTGCTACATTAGGTTTGCCGGGAAGGCAGACAGCCTTATGGATGAACTTATCGCTCAGGATAAGCATGGCAAAAACAAGTAATTAGCAAATGAATTTATCATCTCGCCGTCAGTTGTTTTGATTTCCGGTAGCCTGCCGCGTAAATGGCTACGTTTGGCAGGCAAATACTTCCACTGCATTCATCTGCCTTCTTGCAGCGAAGGCTTCCGAGTGATGCTGCTTTGTCTGCTCTGACGCAACCAGAGAGCTTTAGCGCAATTTTTCGCGCCAGTCGCTGTTCTTGCATTGCCTGCTCACGTTGAGCCTGTCTGCGTGCTCTGCGGCGATTTCTGGCGTTATCGTCAGCCAGATATGTAATGACTACTGCCATGTTGACCTCCGATGATTGACTTTGGCGGTGACGCGCCGGGTGCTTATCTTCCGGTTGCCGTCGTGCAGCTGCACTTCACGTCACCCCAAAGCCAACTACTCTTTGGTTCCCGCATTTCGGCGGGACAATCCCATCAATGTTAAAGAGCCTGCCAATCTGTTCCGTTTGGCTACCAGCGTCCTGCTGATGACTTAAATTTAAGATTTCTTTAATTGTTGGTCAAGGGTGTTTTTGAAGAAAACTTAAATTTTATTGCGAAGTTTAAGTTTTGCTTTGATTTTTAAAGGAAAGAAAAAAAGGGGCGAATGCCCCTTATGGAAGGTTTGCTATTTTTGCATCGACAACTACACCGATGATTTTGCAGTTCCCGTTGATCTCAATCATCGGATATTGTGGGTTAAGTGGTTTTAGAAACCTTCTGCCAGCATCAATAACTAACTTCTTGAAAGTTGCCTCGTTTTCTCCTTCGAGCTTTGCCACTACCAGCTTCCCATTACGAGGTTCTACTTCTGGATCGACTAGTATTATCATCCCTTCCGGGATGCTAAGACCGGCTGGAGCCGTCATCGAATCACCCTTTACGTCCAGCCAAAACGAATCTTCTGAACAATCTACGGTTGTATCGTACCAGTTATCTATTGCACGCTTATGATATGGCTCTACAGCTTCCATCCAACATCCTGCGCTTACCCAACTAATTAGAGGATACGAACCTCTTGGATCATGCCTGCTGTGATAGGCAATGTTTGAAAGACTATCTTCTCCTTTCAACAAGTAATCAGGGGAGCACTGTAAAGCCTTGGCTAAAGCCAATAGGTTTTCGCCATTGGGCTCAGTTTCAGAACGCTCCCATTGGGAAATAGCAACATTAGACACGCCAACCATCTTGCCAAGGGCAGCCTGCCTAATCTTAAGTTCTTTTCTGCGAGCGCGAATACGCTCACCCATCAGTTGTGTATTCATAGTTAAGACATCTTAAATAAACTTGACTTAAGATTCCTTTGATAGATAATTTAAGTGTTCTTTAATTTCGGAGCGAGTCTATGTACAAGAAAGATGTTATCGACCACTTCGGAACCCAGCGTGCGGTAGCTAAAGCGTTAGGCATTAGCGATGCAGCAGTCTCTCAGTGGAAGGAAGTCATCCCAGAGAAAGACGCCTATCGACTGGAAGTCGTTACAGCTGGCGCCCTGAAGTATCAAGAAAGTGCTTATCGCAAAGCGGCATAAGCAAATTGCTCTTTAACAGTCATGGTCCTTATTCCCGCCGAAATGCGGGAATACAACGCGCATCAGTTGGTGCGTATAACTTCTTATTTGTTAAGGAAATACTTACATATGCAACTTACAAGTACTCGCAAGAAAGCGAATGCAATCACAAGCAACATCCTGAATCGAATTGCTGTACGTGGTCAGCGAAAGGTTGCTGATGCATTAGGGATTAATGAATCGCAAATTTCGCGATGGAAAGACAGCTTTATCCCAAAGATGGCCATGCTTCTGGCTGTGCTGGAGTGGGGTGTTGAAGACGAGGAATTAGCAAAGCTAGCAAAGAAAGTAGCCATGGTGCTGACAAAAGAAAAGCCTCAAGACTGCTGCAACAGTTTTGAGGCCTGATGTAGAAAGACTGGATCAATCCACAGGAGTCATTATGACAAATACAGCAAAAATACTCAACTTCGGCAGAGGTAACTTTGCCGGACAGGAGCGTAATGTGGCAGATCTCGATGATGGTTACGCCAGACTATCAAATATGCTGCTTGAGGCTTTTTCAGGCGCAGATCTGACCAAGCGACAGTTTAAAGTGCTGCTTGCCATTCTGCGTAAAACCTATGGGTGGAATAAACCAATGGACAGAATCACCGATTCTCAACTTAGCGAGATTACAAAGTTACCTGTCAAACGGTGCAATGAAGCCAAGTTAGAACTCGTCAGAATGAATATTATCAAGCAGCAAGGCGGCATGTTTGGACCAAATAAAAACATCTCAGAATGGTGTATCCCTCAAAACGAGGGAAAATCCCCTAAAACGAGGGATAAAACATCCCTCAAATTGGGGGATTGCTATCCCTCAAAACAGGGGGACACAAAAGACACTATTACAAAAGAAAAAAGAAAAGATTATTCGTCAGAGAATTCTGGCGAATCCTCTGACCAGCCAGAAAACGCTCTTTCTGTGGTTAAACCGGATGCTGCAATTCAGAGCGGCAGCAAGTGGGGGACAGCAGAAGACTTGACCGCCGCAGAGTGGATGTTTGACATGGTGAAGACTATCGCACCATCAGCCAGAAAACCGAATTTTGCTGGGTGGGCTAACGATATCCGCCTGATGCGTGAACGTGACGGACGTAACCATCGCGACATGTGTGTACTGTTCCGCTGGGCATGCCAGGACAACTTCTGGTCCGGTAACGTGCTTAGCCCGGCCAAACTCCGCGACAAGTGGACCCAGCTCGAAATCAACCGTAACAAGCAACAGGCAGTCGTGACAGCCAGCAAACCAAAACTCGACCTGACAAACACAGACTGGATTTACGGGGTGGATCTATGAAAAACATCGCCGCACAGATGGTTAACTTTGACCGTGAGCAGATGCGTCGGATCGCCAACAACATGCCGGAACAGTACGACGAAAAGCCGCAGGTACAGCAGGTAGCGCAGATCATCAACGGTGTGTTCAGCCAGTTACTGGCAACTTTCCCGGCGAGTCTGGCTAACCGTGACCAGAACGAACTGAACGAAATCCGCCGCCAGTGGGTTCTGGCTTTCCGGGAAAACGGGATCACCACAATGGAACAGGTTAACGCAGGAATGCGCGTAGCCCGTCGGCAGAATCGACCATTTCTGCCATCACCCGGGCAGTTTGTTGCATGGTGCCGGGAAGAAGCATCCGTTATCGCCGGACTGCCAAACGTCAGCGAGCTGGTTGATATGGTTTACGAGTATTGCCGGAAGCGAGGCCTGTATCCGGATGCGGAGTCTTATCCGTGGAAATCAAACGCGCACTACTGGCTGGTTACCAACCTGTATCAGAACATGCGGGCCAATGCGCTTACTGATGCGGAATTACGCCGTAAGGCCGCAGATGAGCTTGTCCATATGACT